AATATTACCTAATCATTATGATAACCCTGATGAAAAGGAGAATGAGTGATGCTTAAATGGGATGGGTTTGACAATGCAATCATAGGCACTGCTGAAAGACATGGTATGGACACAGTTATTGCCTATGATTTAACCAAGATGGTTAAGATTTTAGTGGCTCGTGACGATATGAGTGTGGAAGAAGCACACGAATATATACAATTTAATATCATTGGAGCATATATAGGTGAGTATACACCTATTATTGTAAATAAAATGACAGTAAAAGAAGTCAAAGAATTGACACATGAATAGGTTGTGGTATTTATGCAACACATATCTGTCAGTAATTTGACAAATGCATTTTTAATTTGACAAAGTATTTTGAAAATGTGTATAATTGTTTTTAAAGGAACAACATAATGATGATTAAGTATACTGTAATTGGAAACAAAGAAATAAATAATAAAGATTGTTGTAAACAATTAAATGAAATATTTAATGATGTCTTTTTTAAACAGTTAGATAGAATATTAGATAAAGGAAAGGAGTGTGATGAGAAAAAGCGAAATGTACGAAAAAGAAATAAAAGAACTAAATAAACAACTTTATAATTCTTACAAAAGAATTAAAGAACTTAATGATAAAGATAAGAAAGGAAAGAAATAATGTCACAAAGATTAAACTATTATGATAATAAATACTTTAGTGAAAAAGAATTACAATGTCCTACTTCAAAGGATATAGTTTTAGCTAAAGGATTTTTAAATTGTCTTATAAATTTAAGAGAGAATGTTGGAGAACCATTACAGATAACTTCTTGTTGTCGTTCAGCAGAACATAATGAGTGGTTACAATCTCGTGGGTACTCAGCCAGTCCCAATTCATTTCATAAAATTGGTAATGATAAATGGGACACAGATACTTGTGCAGTTGATATTGCCATACCTAATTCAGTCTTCAGAAAAGATTTAATTAAGAGAGCAATAGACTTAGGTTGGACTGTAGGTGTAGCGAGAACATTCATACACCTTGATAGAAGAATAGATTATACACCACTACCACAAGTTGTTTATGTCTACTAAAGTTGACAGAGCATTATGGTTTACATTGCAAATCCTATTTGGATTTATGGTGGGTATGTTTTTATTTACAACATTGTATTTTATAGGAGATTATTTTAGTGGGAATTGAAACAGTAATAGTAGGGTTTATAATTAACTTGTATACCCTTGATAACATTGATTTTTTTCACCAACGTGCAAACAATAACAAGACTATGACTTGTGTATGGGAATACGTTGGTAAGAAAAAACCTGACCCACATAACCCTAGTATCACACTCTTGGGTAATGTGTATTATAAACAAAAATGTGTAAGAAAGGAGTTAGATAAATGATAAAAGAAATGTTTGCATTGTATTTAACTTTTGCTTCACCAGTTGGTGACGTAGAATTATTTGTTAAAGAACTACCTAACTGTGATAATGCCAGTGTAATAGCTCAACAAGAGTACGCAAAAAGAGATATTGATATAAGTAAATTAAGTCAATCAGGATATATGTGTATTGGTTGGGAGTTTCATTTGATAAGACAACAACTTATCAAAGGTGTACCAGTTGACCCTAAGTACATACCAGTGCAGGAAAGAAAATGTGTCGTACCAATGGAGATAAGATAATGAAAGATAAATTAATAGCACTTTTTATATTAACATTAATGATAACATTATATTTAACAGGATAGAATTATGTTTACATATTTTTTAATAACAGTATGGTTTGAGTACGATAATAAAATACATCAAAAAGTTTTACCTAAATTATATGACAACTGTGAGAAAACTGTAATAAAAATTTATGAAGAAACAAAACTACCTTATAAAATAAAGGCAGTTAAATGTGATACACCAAAAGAATTTGGTGATAAAAGAAAGGACAAAAGATATGGACACGCATACAAAACAATACGATAATGTAAATAATCCCAAACATTATAATAGACATGGGATTGAATGTATAGATGCAATACAAGCTTCAATGAGTGACAAAGAGTTTCTTGGTTACTTAAAAGCAAATGTTGTAAAGTATATGTGGAGATACGATTACAAAGGAAAACCTTTGGAAGATTTAAAAAAAGCACGTTGGTATCTTGACAAATTAATTTATTGTATTAGTATACAAGAATATAATTCTAAACAATTATTAATGAAAGGTTTTTCAGAAGGAGTTAATGATGATACCTAAATTTAAAACACACGAAGAAATACCAACATCTCTTGCAGATAATATATTAACTATGAGTGGTGAAACAAATATTAAACAAGTTCCATTGAAAGATATAAATGGTTTTGTTGAAATGATGGAAGGAGTTGATAGTGGAATTAAAGAAGTTAACAATAAAAGAACGTGAAGAAGTAGTTATTACTATACATAAAATAATTATGGAGTTAATAATTAAATATGATTCACCTGAAACTGTTTACTTAATGGCAAGAGCATTAACAATTACAGCCATAACCAAAGCTGAAAAAGATTACTATGGTTTTCTTACAATGCAGAACGCATTAAATGATACTGCTCAAGAACTTATAGCATTAGGTATGGGAGAACCACCAACTGAAGGTGATGAAATTTTTGAGTTCATGTACGATAAAAATGATAAAGACAAATTACACTAGGGGTTTATATGGGAAAAATAATTGAACTTTGTTTAGCAATATTTTCAGTTGCTTTATTTTATTTAACTATAATTTTTTAGGGGGTTTAAATGTTAAAGATGGAAAGTAAATTTTTAAAACACGAAGCATGTCCAAAATGTAGGAGTAAAAATAATCTAGCACGATACACTGATGGTCATGCACATTGTTTTACACCTGACTGTGGGTACTATGAAAAAGCTGAAGGAGTAGCAACACCAATGAAAAATACTATGAACAATGATTTATATGTTGGGCAAACAACATCATTAAAAGATAGAGGTATATCCCAGGAAACTGCCAGTAAATATGGAGTAACAACTCTGACTACCAATGGTATGATAACTAAGCATGTCTATCCTTTTTATAATTCTCAAGGCAAACATGTTGCTAATAAGATTAGAACTTTACCAAAAGAATTTACTGCTCAAGGTAACTTTGGTGACTGTGAATTGTTTGGTCAAAACTTATTTACGAATGGTCAAAAATACATTACAGTTACTGAGGGCGAGTGTGATGCTATGGCAGTATTCCAAATGATGGGCAGTCGTTATGCAAGTGTCTCTATTAAAAATGGAGTTCAATCAGCAGTAAGAGATTGTAAACAAAACTTTGAATATCTTAATAGCTTTGATAATATTATTATTTGTTTTGATAGTGATAATATTGGTAGGGAAACTGCTAATAAAGTATCAGAAATATTTCCACCTAATAAATGTAAGATAGTTAATCTTGAATTAAAAGATGCTAATGAATATTTAAAGGCAGGTAAACGTGAGCAGTTTACTCGTACATGGTGGGATGCTAAACCTTTTACACCTGCAGGTATTGTTTGTTATGATGACATCATTGATGAGATTGTAAATGATGATGAAGATATTCAAAGTTGTTTATATCCTTATCAAGGTCTTAATGAAAAGTTGTATGGGTTAAGAGTTGGTGAACTTGTAACTTTAACTTCAGGAACTGGTATGGGTAAGTCATCATTCATGAGAGAACTTGTTCATCATATTTGGAAAACAACCAAAGATAAAATAGGACTTATCTTTTTAGAAGAAGAGAGAAAGAGAACCTTTAGAGGTTTAATTAGTATTCTTCAAAATAAAGAAGTTCATAAGAAAGAAGAGTGGAACAAGATACCTATTGAAGAAAGAAGAAAATGGGCAAAGCAAATAAATGGTGATGAAAATGGAAGAAGACTCTTTGCCTTTGACCATTGGGGTTCAATGGAAGATGATGCCATAATTAATCGCATAAGATATATGGCTAATGGGTGTGATTGTAAGTGGATATTTGTTGACCATTTAAGTCTTATACATTCAGGAAGAGATGATGGCAATGAAAGAAAAGCTATTGACATTCTTATGACAAAACTTCGCAGTCTATGTCATGAAACAAAAGTAGGAATGATACTAGCTTGTCATCTTAAAAGACTTGATGGAGACAAGGGTCATGAAGAAGGTAAGCAAGTTTCTCTTTCTCATTTGAGAGGTTCACATGCCATTGCTCAGTTATCTGATGCAGTAATTGGTATGGAAAGAAACCAACAAGAAGAAGATGATATCACTAGAAATACATCAATCATTAGAGTATTAAAGAATAGATATGCAGGTATTACTGGAGTTGCTTCTTATCTTTTATATTCAAATGAGACTGGTCGTATGACTGAAATAGAAAACCCTTTCAAGGAAAAAGATAATGACAATGAAACCAACTAAAGATAATAGAAAAAAGTTTGACCTTGACTTAGCTTATGGTCAAGTCAGAGAAGATGCCATAAAGGATATGCTTCAGGATAAAAAGATTGAGGTAAAATCTGAACGTGATGTATGGCAAAAGACTGGTAACATTGCGATTGAATATGAGAGTTATGGTAAACCTTCAGGTATCAATGCAACTGAAGCTGACTACTGGTTTCATAATCTTTGTGTGGGTGATGATGTTTATGCCACGTTAGTATTTAAAACTGACAGTTTAAAAAAGATTATTAATTCTTTAGATAGGAAAGTCTCAGTAAGTGGTGGAGACCATAATGCTTCAAAGATGTACCTAATTAATTTACAAAAACTATTTGCAATACAAACAATAAAAGATTATATTCAGGTTAAATGAGAGTAATACTAGACATTGAAACTGATTCACTTGATGCAAAAAATATTCATTGTGTTGTTGCTAAGAACATTGATGAGAATAAAACTTATTCATTTGTAGGTCAAGATTGTTATACTAAATTACCTAACTTTATTAACAATCATTGTAAAGAAATCATAATGCATAATGGTGTTTCATTTGACGCACCAGTTCTAAACAGATTACTCAATACAAAAATAACTATTGGACAAATAACTGATACACTAATCATGTCACAGTTGTACAATCCTGAAAGAGAGAAGGGTCATTCACTTGATTCCTGGGGTGAACGTATTGGTTTAAATAAAATTGAGTTTAATAACTTCTCACAGTTTAGTCAAGAGATGTTAACGTATTGTAAAAGAGATGTTGATGTAACTCACCAAGTTTATAAAAGATTAATTGTTGAAGGTAAAAACTTTTCTAAAAAATCTTTAAGACTTGAACATGACATACGTTCAATCATAACTAAACAAGAGAACAATGGTTTTTATTTAGACCAAAAAAAAGCAAGTAGTCTACATGCAATGCTTGAAGATAAAGCTGAACAGTTAGAAAAAGAAGTACATAAAACTTTTCCACCATTAAAGATTGAAGAACAGTTTATACCTAAAGTAAATAATAAGTCTCGTGGTTATGTTAAAGGTGTACCTTTTACTAAGGTTAGTCATCAAGAATTTAATCTTGCATCTCGTAAACAAATAGCTGAAAGACTTATGAAGCTAGGTTGGAAACCAAATAAGTTTACTGATAAAGGTTCACCCATTGTAGATGAAGGTGTTCTATCTAAGATAAAAGATATAGCTGAAGCTAAACTTATATCTGAATATTTATTATTAAAGAAAAGAACTTCTCAAATAACATCTTGGTTAGATGTTGTGAATGATAAAACAAGTAGAGTGCATGGTAGAGTTTTAACTTTACGTTGTGTGTCAGGTAGAATGAGTCACCACTCTCCAAACATGGCTCAAGTTCCTGCAGTTTATTCACCTTATGGTAAAGAGTGTAGAGAGGTATGGACTACAGATAAACCTGATACTCATGTTATCTTTGGTACTGATGCTTCAGGACTAGAGTTAAGAATGTTAGCACATTATATTGATACACCTGAGTACACAAATGAAATATTAAATGGAGATATTCATACAAGAAATATGAACATGGCAGGACTTACAAATAGAGACCAAGCTAAAACTTTTATCTATGCCTTTTTATTTGGAGCAGGTGCAAAAAAGATTGGTCAAATAGTTGGTTCAAAAGATATGGCAGTTGGTAAAAAACTTATTGATAAATTTTTAACTGAACTTCCTAAATTAAAAAGCTTTAGAAACCAAGTGGAAGAAGCTGCGACTATGGGTAAGGTGAGGGGTTTAGATGGTAGACTATTTAATGTACGTTCACCACACAAAGCAGTTAATACTATTGTTCAAGGTGCAGGAGCAATAGCTTGTAAAGTTTGGTTGAGACAAATGATAAACTTAATTAATAAATCAGGTATTGATTCTAAACTTGTAGCTTCAATACATGATGAGTACCAATTTGAAGTACATAAAAAAGATATAGAAGAAATGGGTAGAATTGTAAAGACTGCCATTAAAAATACTACTGAAGAGTTAACCCTGAAATGCCCACTGGATGCAGAGTTCAAGACTGGTTTGAGCTGGGCAGAGACACATTAATGATAGAATTAATTACAACAAAAAGAACAGATGAAAGACTTCTTTCTTTAATGAAAATACATTATTCAAAACCTAAGGGGTTTGTAGGTAGAAATATTTGTTATGCAATTTTATATGACAATAATTATTATGGACATATAATTGGAGGTTCATCAGTAAAACATCTAACTGGAAGAGACAATTATTTTAATATTGATAAAGAAAATAAAAATAATTTATTACAAAATATAGTTAATAATATATTTTATAATATAAATAAAATTGATGGTAAATATCCTGAAAGAAATTTTACTACAAAAGTTTTACAAAAATTTATTAAAACAATAACTGTTGACTGGGAACTTAAATATGGAAACAAAGTTATTGGTTTTGAAACTTTAGTTGAACTACCTAGAAAAGGAGAACTTTATTTGAAAGATAAATGGGTTCATGTTGGCACTACAAAAGGATTTACTTGTAAGAGAGAAGGTGGAAAAGGAACAGATTCTTGGTCAGGTAAAAGAGTTTGGGACACAAAAAATCTTAAACCCAAAATAGTATTGTGTAAAAAAATATGAAAGGAGAAATAAATGTAAAAAGTTCTTGACAATGTTACTGTAATGGAATATAATTAGTATTTAAAATAAGTCATATTCAAATGACAATTATGAAAGGAGTACGAAAATGACTGTAATAAGTGGAAAATCTTACTGGGCACAAGTTGTAGCACCTAGCACTAAGTTTGATGAAGGTGGAGTGTACAGTATAGATGTATCAGTTGATGCTGAAAACAAAAAGAAAGCTGAAGCTGATGGACTGTCTGTTAAAAACAAAGGAGACGAAAGAGGAGCCTTTGTTACTATTAAGAGAAAAGCTACTCGCAAAGATGGTACTCAAAATAGAGCACCTGAAATCAAGGACAATATGAAACGTCCTTTGGAAGGGGTTCTTATTGGTAATGGTTCTAACGTAAATGTTCTTTATAGAATGTACGATTGGAAGTGGGGAGGTAACTCAGGTAAGAGTGCTGAACTACAAGCCATTCAAGTTGTTGACTTAGTACCTTATGTTGACAAAGAAGTTGACGAAGCTTTCCAGGAAATTCCTAAAGAAGGTGATGAATCAAATGACTTTGCTACAAACGTAGCTTAACAATAAATAAATAGAGGGGGACGTGGCTAATAACTACGTCCCTTTTTTTGTCTAATGAAAAAAATTGATACTCTAGTTAAAGACATGTATGATGCTATCTCTGAAGGTAAGCAACCATCAATGAAAGATGTTGAATCATTTGCAGAGAATATTAAAATAAATATCATGTCGTTATTTGACAAACATTCTGAGAATAATAATTTAAGAATGTCTCAGATTGGTAAACCTGATAGACAGGTGT